AAGTAGGATTTTCTTCAAAACCAATGGTTGTTCGTGTTTGGGTTTTATGTGTACCCGCCAACATTTCAGTAACCGCTTTTGTGTTTTTTAATTTACTACTTTTCATAACTTATTTTAATATAAATATCTAAATCAATAGAACAAACCTAAAATCTGATTTAATGGTGCGAAACTTCCAGTTAATTTTAAAGTCATGCCCTTATATACAAAAACGATTCCCTCATTGGGAACAATCTTATCAACACCACCCAATGCAGCCATTCTTTCAAGTTCTAATTGTAATTTCTTTATCTTTTTTTCATCCCCACCTACTTTAACATCTTTAATAGTTTGGTCTAATCGTTGCTTCATATTACGAACTGCTTCATCAGGATTTGCAGTCAGTACTGAACTCATCAACGATAACACTTCCGCACCCACGCCTAAGAATATATCTTCAAATGGTCTGATATTATCCTTTGATATTTTTTGATGATCGTTTTTATCTACACCCTGCGCCCAATTCAATACTTTTTCAGATTTGATGTTGTTTTTATTCAATGTAAAACTTTTATCAAAAAATGCCCATCTTTTTATCAATCCCTCTCGTGTTGATTTATCCAATTTTTCAGGAGTATTTTTATCTACATAATCACCCCACCAAGCCTGATGATACTCTGCCATTCCATCACTATCTTTTAAACCAAATTTAGATTGTAAGTTTTTTAACATCCCTGAGTATTTTGGTTGTAACTTTTCTAAATTTACATCTTTTGGTAATTGTGTAATTGGTGGTCCTTGTATCTTATACTTTTCTTGTACATCCTGGTTGATTTGTTTAATCATCCCCGCCAATATTTTTGCATCGGATTGTTCTGCTCCAACAGCTACACCCGATTCATCGTATTCAGTTGTGTTATGAAACACCAAAAGCGCCTGTCCATAAGGTATCACATTTACGGAGGTTGGATAGATAACTTCCAAATTCATAAACTTTTTACCTTGCGCGAATATCTTATCCCTTTGTGCTTTTGATAACCCCTTTATTGCCACTTCTAAGTCCCTCATAGCAAAGTTGTAAGCATCGGTTAGTCCACCCCTACCCCCAAACTTTGAAGCAACATCAGCGATTGACATTGCTTTCTCACCCATGTTAGCGAGGTGCCCTTTGTTCCTTGCTGCGATTAACCCTCTATCATCTCGCCAACTAATAGCAAGCGCTTGCCCATCGGTCTTTTCGCGTGTCAATTCTAAATCACCTTTTAAGGCTTTTGTTATTATGTTTTTTAAATCACCAAAAGTTAAATCCAATTCCATATCAAATGGGTGATTCATGTGTCCGTATGCCCCGCCCTCTAATAAGAACTTAGAAAACTTTCTACCAATTTTTTCTAATAATCTGAATTGTCTTTCATTAATTCTTTGTATTTTGTTATTGGTAGACCACTCAACAATTTCATGTCCTAATTTTGCGTAAGCTTCCTGTAACTCTTCATCCTTTACCCCAGTAATATCTACAGTGTTATCAAGTGGAGCATCAGGCGGTGCTGCATCTAATGGTGAGGTCGCTGTATCAGCCGTTACAAAATCTTCGGTTTCAGGAATATCTAAAAGGTCATCCATTGTGAAAACTTTTCTAGTGCTACTATATTGATAGAAATCCCCAGTACCTTTTGCGGATTTGCTGACCATTACATCTGCTTTTGGAAAATCTACTTGTATGTATCCACCATTGACAAACCAATAATCTCTTTTTTGTGCCTGCGGCCCTAACCCCAAAACTCTTCTTTTATTAGGAACTACATACATTGCATCAGGTTCACCTGAGTCTGCTACATATCCACCACTTAATGTTGATTCTGTCAATGCTTTTATATCAAATGTCTTAAAGAAATGTTCCATCAAAGATTCTACCGCTATCAATTTCTTTGTTATCAGATTGTATATTTGTGGGTTGAATTTTGGATATGCTTTTTTAAATCCTGCTTTTCTTTTAGATTCATCTCCCACCGATAACCACTTTCTTACATCCGTTCCACTTATCGCATTTGGTTGTGCGGGTGATGTGTAAACATATCCATTTTCTTCATACCCAGTAGCAGGTTTGAATCCTGCTCCATTGTGAAACTTTTTGAAATATTTACCACCCAATCTTGCAGCATCCTTTTCTCCAACCACAGTTACAAATGCGGTTGTTTTAGGTGAGAATCCACCTAATACTTCGGTTGGATTGTATGGGTTTTTTACTTGAACTACTTTATTTGCTGGGATACCAAACATTGTAGTCATTATTTTTTTCTTCTCTAAAAAGTTAAAAGGGTCTTTCGGTCCACCACTTTTGTTGGATGTTCCAATCCAAACATTATTTTCGCCAAACTTTTGAACTAAATGCGAATAAGTTGCGTAATGTCCTTTGTGGAAAGGTTGAAACCTTCCTGCGTACACAACCACTATATCTTTTATTTCTTCGGTTAATACACCTTTAATCCATTCTTTTATTAAATTTCCCATATAGATAAATATATAATTTATTTTTGTTTACTATTATGTATATGATGATGAATAGTATGGTAAAAATATTACCTTATCAACACTTACACCACCATCGCTAACCAATCTCATTTCTAAAAACCCATCAGCATCTGCTAAAACAGTGGGCATTCCAGTTCTATTAGCATTTCTTAATATCTGAACTTCACCCGATGTCCAACTACTCTTATTCTCTGCTTCTAAAAAGCTAGCTGATGGTAATGTTGTACCATTCCAACTATCTGAAAGTCTTAACCCAAACCTACCATCACCAGTATCATAAACTACATTTGTAACATCAACTTCGGATATTGCTACCAAAAGCGAACTACTTAAACTTGTAATTTCACTGGATAATGAAGAGCTTGTCAACGTATAAGAACTACTTAATTCAGTAATGGATGAATTTATATTATTAATTTCAGTAGATAGTGATTGACTTAGTTCGGTTATATCACCTCCACCAGAACCACTAGCCTGACTATCATATCCTTTAAAATAATAATTGGATAATACCGATTCGTAGTTTGCAAAATCATTTTGCGAATTCAAATACTCAACCTTAATATCATTTGCTATATTTTTATTTGTAGGGGTGTATATAAATGTGTGGGTTGATTGGGTTAGATTTGTTTTTGAATCAGAATATATATCCATTGCAGAACCTGTTATTGGTTCGTATAGTAATTTTGTTCCTATTAACTGATATTCCGTTAGTGTACCACCCGTTGCTCTAGACCTGATATATACATTTATTTTATCAACATTACCAACAATTGGGTTTACATCCCTTATTGTGATGTGTGCTAATGATTGTGAAAATAAAGTGGCCGAACCAGTACTAATAGTTTCCACTACAAAACTTCCAGTAGAAAATAAGGTAAATGTTTTAAATAAAGATTCGGTTTTAGTAGTCACAGAAGATGTTAGTGGGTTGGCTACCCTAACTTTTCTACTTGTTATTAGTGATTGTAATGAAGCAGTGTAATTTACAGGTTTTAATAATCCAGCACTTACTTCTGCCGATGTAAGTTGTGGTGATAATGTTACATTTTGTAAATTAATTTTTATTTTACCACCAACCCAATTTGGATTTAGTTGGTAGTTTGGTGTTTCTAAAAACACGTTTGCCCCACCAAAATCAGATGTATAAATTATATTCTGATTTATAGTTTCACTTACTGTTTGAGCTTCATTTAAACCTTGTGTAGGTATTTCTCTGTAAAATGAAAACGATTCCGATACAAATATTGTTGGTACAGAGTTTGAATTTTTAAAAACTATTGGTGATTCTGAGCGAACTTCCCTACTTACAGAAAACCTTCTACGCCATCTAATATTTATAACATCTTTGAACTCATCGGGTATTTCTTCACCAACAGCAGTTCTTTGTGCTATACCACAAATTATTATTTCACCAACACCATTTGGTGTATTGTATAAATCATTTCTTTGACCGTATATCCAAACTGATATGTAGCGTGATAAATCACCTGGCGAATAATCGGGTATTTCATAGTAAATTGGTTCGCTGTTTATATCTAATATTTCAATATATATTTGCGAATCAGGTTTTAATGTAAACCTATTTGGTTTTACACGTATTGCATTCTTACCTCTACCAAAAAATGTGGGAAATTCCTTTATACCAAAATACTCATCGGATGTTGTTGAATTATCCTCTATGTAAACTGGTATTGATTTTAGGTTTTCTTTAAATCTTTTTCTAAATTGTAACGACATTCATTTCCCCTATATCTATAAGTATTTTATTGAAGAAAAAGAATTTATTTTATTTATGTCAATTATTTGGTCTACCATATCCCTCGTTTTATCTATGTGGGATATCGTAATAATAAAATCAAATTGAGTTTTTAAATAATCAAATAGCAAATACAAAGAATTAAAATTATCAGTATCCAGTGAACCAAACCCCTCATCAATAGCGATAAAGTTTGGACGGGGTAGGTTGGATATACTAATTAATGCGGTTCTGATTGCGATTGAACTCACAAACTTTTCCATACCACTTGTCAACTCTAATGGCCAATACTTATCATCCCCATAACAAATATATGAGTTGATGTTTTTACCATCGGTATCTAATATGATTTGGAAATCCACTATAGGTTGAAGAATATTGTTAATTTCAATCTCCAACTTTGGTAATATTTCTGATATCAATCCATATGGAATACCATCCCGCTTAACCGCTGATAAGTAGTGTTCGTATCCATTATATTTTAATTCCATTTGATTTAATTTTTTTACAGATTCATTTACAGATTCAATTGTATTTTTTTGAACACGTAACTCACCCAACAAATCTATTAAATCGGTTGTAACCCTATTTAATTCGGATTGAATTTCCAATCTTTTTTGTTTTAGTGAATTAATTTCTTCATTAAGTTTGGCGTTGAATTCAACTGATTTTTCTTGCTTTTTGGCTTTTTCAATGTTCGCAGATATTTTTTCGTATTGAGATTCGTATTGATTATAATCGGATTTAGAATCATTTAATTCAGATAAAAGATTGTAGTATTTGCGGTTTACCTCTTGCTCTTTTTCTTTGACCTGATTTACTTTTTCTAACACCATTTTTACATCACACCCCTTTTGTGTTTGAACTTTTTCTGATAGTTCGGTTTCTAATACGGATATCTTTTTAGTTAGTGTTACTATTTTAGTTTCCAATTCCAAACTTTGTTTTGCAAATGGAGTGTTTTTATTTTTAACACAATGTTCACAATTATCATCGTATGTAAAAGAACCAATACCATCCAAATGCTTTTTGGTGTGTGATAGTTCAATTTGATACTTTGATATGGTTTGTTTTATTAATGCGATATCCCGCTCTAAAACACGCCATTCATTATCTTTTGCTTTTAATTCATCTAAATCATACTCTTTATAGAACTCACCAATTCTTTCAAGCTTTTCCTCTAATGGTTTTACTTGGGATTGTAACTCCCTTATATTGGATGATATTGTTCCTATAGAATTCCTACAATCTTTTAATTCAGCATTTAATAACTCTAAGTCCAAACTACCATCCACCACAATTAACTTTGCAGACTTATCTTCAATTTGGTCGTGTATATTGTTAAGATTAGTTTCAAAATCTATTTTTTTGTTTTCCAAATCAGAAATAGAACCTGTTATAGATTGAGATGCTAATTCGGCCTTAGCCAACTTTGTTGGAAAATCTTGCCCCTTATAATCTTTCAGTAAGGTTGATAACTCTTTTATTTCTTCACTTGCTACTGAATACAATTGCTCAAACACATCCATATCCAAAAATTGAGCAAGTAACTCTTTTCGTTCTTTTTGTGATTTATCAATAAAGCCACTATTGTTAAATTGAGTTGAGAGAGCAGTCAATATGAAATCATCATATGTTCCTACATACTGCCTAATAACTGAATTTGTATCTCTTCGTTCATCACCATTCAAACTTTCAATATCACCCATATCATTGAATGTGTAAAATTGAGTATCAACTTTTACAGTTCCCTTTTTGGTGGATTTATTTGCGGTTCTCTCAATTACATAATCCCTGCCATTTAGTTCAAAGATAAACTTACAATAAAAATTGTTTTTAGAATAATTCATCACATCAACTGCTTTTGATGTTCGGGAGCACTTATCAAAAATACAAAAGGCAAGAGAGTCCCATAGAGAAGATTTACCACTTGCGTTGGGAGCAAATACACCATACGCCCCTTTCATATTTTGAAAGTTTATATAGTTATCTTCCCCATAAGAAAACATATTTGAGAATTGAAATTCTTTTGGAATCCAAACCGAACTCCGAATTGCATGAGGATTTACAATCTTTGAGTTTATATCAGCGTTTATACCTTTGACAACTTCTAAAGATTCTGAGTCAATACCAAACTTTTGGGTCAAATAATCTTCCAATAGTTTATTTTGAAATCCAACATCCCTTACATTGTGTAGAGTTATATGTTCTCGTTTTCCAACTTCGTTTGTAGATAAAACTTTCTGAATACTTAACTCTTCTATTTCATATTTCTTTTTTAAAGAAGATACAATTTTATTCAACTGTGATGTGGTTGTATCTTTAACCCTTAACCTTAATCTTGGCTTTGGGCAAATATAATTATTTGATACGATTTTACCATCTTCAATATCAATAGTCCCATACCCATACGCATTCTCAATATGAACGAATGTGGAGGACTTTGTTGATACATCCCATACCAATATCCCGTGCTCAGGGTAAATTGATTCTGAGTGGTTCTGTGTAATCAGGGAGCCTGGGTACTTTATAGTATCCACACCTGATACTGAATTATTGGGAACATGGATATCTCCCAAAAGAACAATATCATATCCTTTAAAAGAATCCACCGTAACTTTTTTGTTATCAATCTTAAATCCATGCTCAGTTTGTATTCCATCAACGGGTCCGTGATAAAGAGCGATTTTAAAATCCCCATCAACGCCCGAACTATTTGTAAATCCATCCGATGAATCAAATACTGATTTGTGTGCGAATACGATGCCACCAAACTCAAAGGTTGTAGTGTTTTTGTAGTAATATAAGTTTGGGTGATTTAAAGCATCAACAATTGGTGATAACGCATCTAACCGAGAAGGATTATTGAGATTTGCATCGTGATTACCAGGAATTAAAATGGTAGGCATGATATCGGATAGACTTCTCAAAAAGTTTTGAGTCATATGTACCACCTCCGGCGTCATATCGGTTTTAGCGTGAACTATATCCCCAGCTAATACAATAGCAGAATCTTCAGTTACAACTGATTTTAAGTAATCATATAAACGATTAAAAACTAAAGAATACTCTTTATGTCTTTTTAAGTTTCGTATATGAACATCCGCAATATGATAAATCTTATTTAACTTTTTCATTTTCTCCTAAACATTTTATACTCCACTAAACTTAACAAGTTCAATTCGGGTGTATTGTATATTTTTGTGTTTATCTTATCGTAACCTAATTCAGATGCGTCCTCTGAATCTAACTGAACTAAATGAACTTTAATCCCCCAACCCATTAGTTTTTCGCATAGTTGGATAGAGTTATTAATAGCATCGGAATCTAAGCAAACATAGATACGGGATACTTTTTTATCTAAAATTTTCTTTTCTAATTTAGGTGGAATGGTTTTACCAAAAATAGGAATTGCGTTTCTACGAATTGCGATTGCGTCAAAAACACCCTCACAAATAACAATTGGTTCATTCCAATTCACATACAAATCAAACCCAATAATATCTTTGGATACTTTTGGATTTTTATGCTTTTGCGGTGTATCATAAAAAGCCCTACTAACAAAGTAATTTAACATACCATCTGAATCGTATGAGGGAATAATAATTTTATTGCTATATTCCCCTTCAACACAATATCCAATTCCATACTTAACAATATCACCAGGTCGGATTCCTCTACCTAAAATGTAATTTAAGGCATGCGAATAAATAACGGACTTGGATGATTCCCAAAGAGGAGTAAACTCTTTTGGTAGTTGAACAAATGTTTGTTGTTGTGTTAGTTGTTCAGTCGGCTGTGTGTATTTTCTAATGTTTCTGAAAATAGAATTGTATTCATCCCATATTTGCGAAGATACATTTAGTTTTTTGAAGAGAGAACGAATCGTTTTTCCCTTTTCATCCGATATCCAACAATGCCAAGGGTTATCACCAGCAGCTGTTGTTTTTATGTTTATTTCAAGCTTTGGTTTGTAATGTTCGGCAAATGGTGAATAAAAAGCATAGTTATCCCCAGTGGTTTTTTTACTTTTACCCAAAACCCGTTCTAATAACTCAATCAATCTTTCTTCTACCATTTCTTAAATCGTAAGTATAAATATACTTTGGTAAGTTAGTAATTATTTTTACATTCTCATCACCCGCTTTGTATCTCCTATTTATTTCAACCCCATAAGGTCTATCCAACATAGAAAGGGTTCTAATGTGAAATGATTTACCATCCACCTCCAATGATTTTGATGGAGATGTTTCACCTAAATAATTAAAATTAGAAGCACGATAGATAACCCCCTTATGCCCCTGATTTTGGTCTGCGTAACTTATTATATATTCCCAATCGGTATTTTTTTGTAACCACTTGATTGTTTTAGATATAAAATAGGATTCAGCGTTTTTTGGTGTATCATCTACCAAACACAACCTCCGTAACTCCAAAACCTTATCGGGACGGGATGGGTGATATGTCTGCCCAGCAGATGGGCCTGCGGGGCGTGTGTAAATACAAACCCCAATTATTTGGGGCATACCAAAATTTCCTTCCCTAAGTAGAATAAATGCGTGTTTTGTTTGTATATTTACATAATCAGAGTAGTGCCACTTTTTCAAAAAGGCACGAATGTTCTCATTAAATGTAGTATGTTCTACTGTGTATGTTTTTACTAAACCCATTCTACACAATATACAACAGAAAAGTTAATTATCCAAATAAAAATGTTTTGGGTTCTTCATTTACCCACTCTATTGGAACTTGCTTCGTAGCCCACTTAAAACCATTTTTATCTGCCCACATACCATATGTAGTTTTTGACCTTTTATTTAATTTTGCGTTTGGGTTCTGAAATACAATTCGTATATCCAAATCAGGCTTTTGGGCTTTTATTAGTAGATGTTTTTTTCTATCCTCTAAAGTAAACCTACCTTTTGTTTCTATGAAAATACCATTCGGTAATCTGAAATCAGGTTTGTATGTATGATTTGTTGCGGGTTTAGTATAAGATATTTGGTGTTTTTCGTATTCACCATCAATACCTATTTGTTTTAATTCTTCCGAAACTTTATCCTCTAAACCCGAGCGATGCCCTTTGGTTCTTTGGATGTGACCCCAATTTTTTGGCATAATTAATCTATATCAAATTTTACATTTATAAATAAGTCCGTAATTGTACTTTTCTTTAACGGAACTCCCAACTTTGCAACAGCCATCATTTCTTCATCATCATTATATAACCCAATGGTTGTTATGTAAGGTGAAAATGTAGAAGAGGTTGTAAATCCAGCTCTCGTTCCATATGAGCCGCTGATAATTGATGTTGGGTGGGTAGATACATTAAATTCATCTTTTCCAATATGACAAAGTAAGCTAACTTCTTCTATTGCTTTTGTTGCTTTATAGTTTACAGTAAACCCTTTATCAGAACTATAATCCCAATTACCATCACCTAAAAAGGTATGTTGATTATTAGAACCAGTATTTGTCATAACAATCAAACCCTGTCTATAAAAAACATAACCATATGTTGCAGATGATGAAACTATAGTTCCCCATTCATCTTCTACTTTTACATCCGTATAATATCTATAATTTGTAGTTGAGCCTGAATAGTTTGTTATGTTTACGGATGATGGTTTTATTTCAAACCCGTATCTATAAACTGGAATGGACAAAACTGATGCGGTATCGTATAATTTTATCCTACTATCATCTGCAAAGTATAATTGATTAAGGCTTTTCCACAAACTTTTTTGATAAACACCACTTAACCCATCGTATGTAGAACTTTGTGTTAAATCGGTAGATGTAAATTCAAACGCACCACTAACAGCAGGTTTTATCGCTCTTAATGTGGATATTCCAAATGATGTATAATGGTTTGAATCCGTTACCTCATAGCTTTTATGGGTAATAAACTTACGTTCTTGTGAAAATAATTGGTCTATTCTTTTAAACCCAATACTAATAGTTTCGGAATCACCACCCCTTAATACAATTTTTTTTTCTGCCATTAATCATTACGATTTAAAAATCTAATTTTACTTTTAAAAGAATCTCATTAGCAAATGATTTCAAAATGGGTTGCGATAGTTTTGCAACTGCTAATAATTCATTTGAGTCATTATATAATCCAGTTGTAGTAATATATGATTTTGGGTCATTAACAAATGTTGGTTGAGATAATGTGTAACCGCCATTTGCCGAAGATGTTACATAAGATGGATTGTTACTAAAGTTAAACTTACTGTTTCTAACTCTTAAAAAGTAATAAGTAGATTTAACTTCTTCTTCATTTCTGGCTTTAAATGCGTTATTGGTTGAATCAACTGCTGCTGACCTACTAATAGCAGAAAATAACTTAAATGAGTTGTCCCCATTTGCATTTGATGCAGTTGCGGTAGTCATTGATGCGGATGCATCTAATGCGGTACCTGATAATACAATTACACCTCTTTGTGGGTAAACACGCCCATAAGTTAAAGTAGTAGAAGGAACACTTACACCAGATGATAATGAACCTGAAACAACATTATAGTATTCTTGTTCAGCGGAATTTAATTGTGCTGTATCATCGGAATCATCTATTAATTTTATTTGCTTACCAGAACCACTCAATGTCAATTCCCAATTTCCTCTATCTAATTTATCCTTTAATCTACTTCTTTTGAAATTGATAACATAAATTGAGTTTTCTTCACCCACACCTGTGAAATTGAATTTTGTGGTTGATGATGGTAAAAGTGTTTGTTGATATTGTGCATAAATTGCACGAGATGGTGAATCAGCAAATCCAATACCCGCAGCAGTAGAACCAATAGAACCACTACCCAAAGCATGCCCATATGTTACTGAAAACTGAACTTCTCTTGTTGAATCCGTTCCCACTTTATCGTAAACATCGTAGTAATAATCACCCGATGAAGCGCTTTGTGCGGATGATGTAAAGAATGTAGCCAATGATGCAGCATTGCCACTAAATAAACCACGTGTTATTCTTTGTGAACTAGATGCGGTATCATCGGTTGTTATTCGTTCAAATGTAAAAAGCGAGCCTATTGGGGCCACCCCACTTCCCAATTGTATTGTTTTAGTTGCCATCTATTTTATTCCTATTTTTTTATGTATTAAATACCTCTTACTGTTGTAGCTTGTGTTGTTGTGGAGGTTACATTAGGTGTAACTGTTACATTAATATCTACTCTACCACCAGTTGTGTTACCAACCACAATTATTTTTGTAGATTGGGTTGTTGCGGGAACTAACTGATTAACAGCCACAAATTCAAAAGTGTTAGCACTAATTACATTGATTGTTCCCAATCTATCATCCAAAAGAGTTACAGTATATGGTTGTACATCACCACTAATTGTAAATGTAACAGAACCACCAGCAGCAGGTAACACACTTTGTTGCGGAACACTAATACTTGCAGGAGTAACAGAGAAAATTGGAACTGATGTTGAGTTTTTAGGTAAGGTTAATAATTTATACCTTAAAGCAAAATTTTCATCGGTAATAGCCTCTAAAACAGGCATATTTTCAATTATTTCACCATAATAATCTGAACCTAATGAGTGTGCTGTGTTCCAAAGTGTGTAATCCACCTCATCATCACCCAAAGCAAATTGAGTAATTTCAAAGTTACCACGGCCTGATGCTAAATACTCTCTGCCTTTTTTGGTTAAAATAGCATCAACTGTAACAGATGTATTATCTAAATATCCCATATAATTTCCTAATTTTGTTTCTTATAAATATAGATTTTTAAAATTAAATTTTAAACCCGCAATCGTCCCGACGAAGCTGCCCCACTTCCAATTCGAGGAGATGTTGTTGGTGTTGATACTATTGCATCTTGAACGGATACATTTTGAGGTGCAACTCCCAATACGAATGGGTCAGCTGTAAATGTTTCAACGCTTGGTAAACCATCAATTGATGTAACACCACTATTACAACCATTAAATCTCAAATTTGCTAAACTTAGTGGTAATTCATCAGTTTGTGTTGCTACCGGTACTAATGATGATGAATAGAATTTACCTAATGAAGCAGAGAGAGATGATGAATAAAAATAATTAACTATGCTGGCGTGGGGTGAGAGTCTTTGACCCATAATAGAACTCGTTGGATTGTATTGCCATTGCGGGTTACTAACATTTGTGTATAAACCGGTACTTCCACTTAAAATTGGGTAGGTATATTTGTAAATTGAACTCTCATGATAATCTTTTGTATCCACTGTAGCCAAGTAATCATTTTTTGTGGCCGTTACACTTTCAGGTAACATAGATATCGTAGTTAAATAATCCACCCTACTATAAGACCATTTATCACCCCGTTTGTATTTGTTTCGTTCTAAAATGTGTGGTTCTAACAATACGCCACCAACATACTCACTTCTCGCAGGTATTAATTGTTTTACTTGTTGGAATATACTATGGTCGTACAATGATAACATATCCAATAAAAGTCCAATTGCAGTTCCACGCTTTTGAGCGGAGCCAGAAGGAGCTGTTAAATTAACATACTTTTGAAAATATACATTTGCTCTATATCTTAATTTAGAATAATCTTCATTAAATCTATCATCCGGGTCCCCAATTAAATCATCAACTTCAAAGTATCCTTCTGAATTGTATATATCATTATTTACAACATCCGTTGGTGAGAAATACAATCCAACTAAATTTGAATCGGTTTGGGTATAATCATATTGAGATACTTCAGCGGTTTTTTCAACATCCAATGAACCACTTAAAACTGAAGATTCTATTCGTACTTTATTGTTATTTAGGTTTAACGCACCCACCGATGGAACTCTTATAAATTGAGTATCCACTTCACCAACCAAATCGGCTGATGTGTGGTTTGGTAATGATGCGGTTAATGGTGCTCCACCCAATGTGGTTTTGAAAAATTGGTTTGGGTGAGATGATGAAATAGCTGTTGATATGGTATTAAACCCACTATCAGGAAATATTCTATAAACCAAATCGGTATATGATGATATACTATTTAAATCAGTTGTGTTATCATCCGAAAAATATGCTTCAGTATTCAATGCGTGCTCTTTGAATATTTCTTCAGAAAGGGATGATGAATAATATCTAATCTCTTGAATTGATGCAGTTGATGAATAGTTACCAACACCATCACCAACAATAAATTGAGTTGAACTACCAAGTATACTATTTGGTGCGGAACTTTGAGCGGATAATGAAGCTAGGACATTTCCAAAATCATCTTTGAATGCTGCTCTAATTGTGGTTGAACTACCAGATATGATACCAAACGCACCATCTCTTGCTACTAAGTAGCTCATATAAGATGAACTCATAACTGTTGTAGAACCTGTCTTTGCCAATATCCTAGCTTGTCCGCCTGAATAATTCCATTCAAAGTTTAAATCAGTTCCACCCCCCGTTAATCTACCAATAGTAAAATCGCCCAATGGCATTTTACCAATTACCTCAATGGTGTTTGGCCTACTACCATTAATAGTTCCAAGCGGGTTTCTTATTGGTTTAGAATCCGCTGTTTCTACTTTATAGATAAATCTTTCATCTTCGTATTTGTTTGGCGAATCAACGATTGTAGGCCCGCCGTACTCTCTTATTTTTAAAAATGTTTCAGGTATACCATAACAAGCCAAAAGGGCTTTGATTGAACGAGGCGTACCTTTTGATTTATAGATATATGGTAAGTTGTTCAATACCCTGCGCCAAACTTCAGCTCGTATTTTTTCTTTTGATTTAGTTTCTAATCCACCCGTTGTTACTGACCTGTTTCCCGATGAATCAGTTCCTAAAACATACTCCCAAAGGTTTGATTCACCCCAACCATTGGATAAATTCCACCCCATTGATTTTGCTACATCGTACAACAAATCATCCGACATACCATCTTCAGGATGCTCTTCTCTTTTATTTACATCTGTCAACCCTTTTGTATAAGTCCACAAAATATCAAAATGATGTCCTATCATATTAATGAATAATATGTAATCTTCATTAAGTGGGTCTTCTCTTAAAGCAAATGGGATTAGATTAATTAAAGCTGATTGGTTTTGTGCATCATAAAGTGATGCCGAACTATAAACACCTTCATACCAACTTTCGGCTTGAGAGCTTGTTGTTGCATAAAATACTGTTGGATATGATGATATTTTTGGATATGGTACAATTGGATTATCAGTTGTTGAGTAATGTGTATATAAAGAACCTGTTACTTTGTTATACATCCATTGTTCAAAACCATCAAACCCACCAATTAAGGTATCTCTTCGTGTGATTGATTGTGATATGTTTGTAAGAGCGTGTGAACCTGAAACCTGTTGTAGGGTTGCTATTCTACTATTATACCCCTCAATTGTTTGTAATTTACTAAAGAAATTATCAACTCTTTCAGTTGCGGATGAATAGTGAACAAAGTTACTAAAATCGGAATAATCAATGTTTAATTTTATATTTCCAAACGAACCGCTGAAATATTTATCTATAATTTGTTGAGAGGTGGATAGGTTTGCATCCAGCAAATCGTTCCATGCTTTAAAATCAGTACCATCTGATTTACCATACTTATCCAACTCAATATTAAAATTCGGCTCTAAAAGTTGTTTTGATGTAATCTCATCTAACTGATTATACGCTACTATTTTTTCTATATACGATTTTTGCAATCTACCATCAATTGATAAACTTTGCCCAACAGTTACACCACCGTCTAAAGGTGATACTAATTTTATGTATAAATCAGTAATATCTACCAATGAACCATTAAGTTGATTTTGTAATCTAACATTTGTAAATTTTGCATTGATGTTGACGGGTGCGAAAATAATATCGTTTTGCGCTGATATATATACACCCGTTCTAGTGTCGGTTGGCGGAACACCCTCCTGACCATTCCATAAATAAAATGGTGCTCCTAAAAGATATGATGAAAATGCTGATGTATAACCAACTGTAAAATCGGTTTCAGTATATTTTTCTTGAACCCATTGCGGTTGGTTATTTTCATTCAGTTCTAATTTAAAAAAAGCAAATCTTCCCGTTTGATTATTATTCAAAAATTCTTTGAATAAAGTACCTCTATTTGATTCGGGAAAAAGTGTTGGTTTCCATAGTGTTGCACCGGATTGTGCATTTCTTTCATTTGGATTATTAAAATTGCCTGTTGGTAATGAAATTGGTGTAATTCCCTCACCAACAAAATTTATATAAGATATATCGGAAATAGTATCATTCCCAAAATTTAATAAAAACTCAGGCTTATTATCTACAAATAAAGAACTGGTGTTAAAATTAAACTCTTGAATACTTTTAATTAATTGTAAATTAGAATTATTTGGATTCTTAATTCGTACTTCCGTTCTATCTGAAGATATTTCCGATATTGTTAAATCGTACCTCGTAGGTGATTCAATTTCAGTAGAGCCTGCAAAATTATATATAGGATTATATACCATTGTATATATCCCACTATCATAACCAAGTTGTCTTAAATCACTTTCAGGAGAAAATCCAAATTTTGTTTTTTGGTTTTGAATGAAAATTCTTTTATACGATGATTTTACTAAATTATTTTCAGAATCGTATATGTGTAATTCTAATAACGCAGGTATAGATTTTATGGATACATCAGAATTTGATAGAGAGCCTGATTGAAATGTGTATCTATCTAATTCGGTAAAGGTTTCCCCATACACAGGCTCTGTGCTTAATACATCGGTTATATTTGTAAATCTATCTAATGACATACTATTTTATATTACGGACCTATTAGCACTGTTTCTGTAACCGATTATGGTTGGTGCTTCAATTTCTAACTCGATTATTTCGGTGCTCTGATTTAAATAAAAAGATTGCGATGTAAATAATTTTACATTTTTTTCCAACGCAATTACACCATAAGTATCAGTTGAATTAACAATCTCATACGATAGTATTCTTCCCTGTCTATTTCTTTTTATTTCTCTTTCCATTATCTAATCACCTTAAAGTAATATTCATTATCGTAATATTTTTCAAGCCCATCAGAATCAACTCTGAATACAAATCTATAATACCTTTCAGGTTGTAGTGTATTAAACCACATATCAAAATAGTTCCCATTTGAATCACATTCTATCTTTGTATAAGTAGTGTTAAATGGTATAATTTCTAAATTAGTTTCAACATCTCTAACCGACCAATATGATGATGTAGGTAAGTATTTTATGGTTGATAACGCCCCACTATTACTAAATGTTCTTTGTGGATATCGTTCCCTACCATACACTCTAACTCTATCTTTTGAATTTTGTTTGTATTCCGATTTAAGATTTTTGGTGTATATTGTAATATTTTCGGCCGTTAGAGCTGATAACGAACCTGTCTGAAATTGCGAATCATCCCATCTAACTTCAAAAGTTGGTACATAAATCGTATGAGTTTCTGTTGAAAAGTATTTTGAAACTCCAAATTTAACCGAAGATGTTTCATCGGTATTAGACCTTTTAATGATAAATCCGTTATTTGTTCTATTACCACTAAAGATATCATTTACATATTGAGTTACTTCAATGTTTATATCAGAAACATTTCTACTGAAAGATTGTGAATATGCTAAACCATTAACAGATGATGTAAACCAAGTTCCACCACCCGAATTAACTGCCCAATATGAGCCTGAGTTTATAGGTGATGCTACACTCCAACTTACATTTGTACTTCTATAAACCCAATTTGAATCATTTTCATTATGGGGTGTATCGGGCAAAGAACCCAATCCTTCATCCCAACTTTGCGATATTGGATAAACATAAAGGTTGTATTCGGATGGAATTTCTCTTTCATCCGATGAAATAAGATTTAAATAGTATTTTACACTTCCTGATATTACTCCACTTGCAACCGATTGAGATATAGCAGATAAATCAAACTGAATTAATATTCTACTATTACCAATCAATGTGGTATCATCAGTATCAAAAAACTTACCTACCTCCAATACTTCATCTTTTCCAACATTTTGAAATTTTCTTGTTGAATCTTCATATATGGTAGTATCTTTTTGAGGATATATTCTATAAATCATTTATTTCTCCTAAAATAATGGAACAACCCTGCCTCTAATATCTAAATCAGGAAACTTAACCTCAAAAATAGATGGGTCTTTTGCTGGGTATATGATACCATTTCGTGTTGCTTTTTTTATATCATAAACATTTGATGAGTATATACCATTATACTTATTAACTATTTGTAATCCACCCTTACCATTTAAATCAGGTCTAACAACAGTCTGAACGCCATTTATTCTATCTAATAAAACATATATATCCGATAATAGTATTGGTCTATTTATTTGGCTGTTTTGTTTACTAAAATATGCTTTTAATTCATTTATACATTTTAATAAAACTTCGTTTGAATTATAGTTTGGTAATACAACTATTTCAAAATCAATACCAATGTTTATAATATAAGCATCTTTAATGTTCACCGCGTCGGTCAACATTCTATAATATGAAATGTAATTTTTAAGATTTTGTTTGGTTGCTGGATTTAATTGTGATATATTTCCATTACCGTCATACCCAAGAACATATAAATTTATTGCGAGTGGATTTGGAACTTGGAGAGTTCCAACCGATACAACACCACTTACCATTCTATTAAAAGATTTTACTTGATAATCAGGCGCCACATATGCTTTTGCTACTGCACCAAATTGTGGTGGCATTGCGTACGCCCTTACAACATAATCTTCAGCAGTAACAGTTCGGTTTTGTGCTGCAAAAAATGCCATAGCACTATTTCTGATATCATCAACCTCTTCGTTTGATTTACCACCCGATGCAGCCTCTTCATTCGTAACTGCAACAGAATTTCTGACTGTATTTAATTGTTGGGTATTAGATGGGGTTGTTTGATTTTCAAATTCTATATTTGTAATTTGAGTTAAGTCTTTAGATATTACATTGTCAATCACACCCTGCCCAACTCTATAGGTTACAGTTAAGGTTGTATTTGCAGGCGCTACTCCATATGTTTTTGTATATAAGAAATTTGAAGGGTCTATTGTTTGTGATAAATCACCCGTTGCTTTGTATAAATTAGAACCAACATTGTCTGGGTTGGGTAGTATCTCTTCATCAGCATTTGATGATACACCTGCGCCAAATTGAATTGTTATAGAACCATCTTCATCAGTTCGTGTAATATATCTTTTAGGAACTTTTTTTAATCTTAAAAGGTATGGTGTTTCCGAACCATATTGATTTAAGTTAAGTGTATAATCAGATGTATTTTGGATTTGCTCAAAAACAGTATCTTGTGCTAAATAATCTACCTTTGTCCAAACATCTCCATCGGAATCAACTATTTTTACAACATCAATAATACCAACATCCTCAATCTTAATCTTATTGTATGGTGTTGGTGAACCAAATATAAATTCAGATGTTTTATCTTCACCACTAACCACAGGAACGCTCTTTTTGAAAAGATAATAAACAGGTTCATCGGTATTTTCGTTTATTTGATATACTGATATTTCGGTGGGGTCAAAAGATGATGAATATGCAAAATCAACTTTCCTCGTTGTAGAAAATACTACATTTGGGTTTTGTGTTGATGATACCTGCATACCCTCTTTGATTTTTAAAGTATAATCCAAATCAGGTCTAACATTATTGCCGGAGCCAATAGCAGGAACTAATTGATATACTATTAAATTAGTTGTAGCGGGTGAGTATAGTTTTGGTTTATATCCAAGCGATTGTGCTAACTGAAATAAGTTTGAATTTTCTTTTACTTGAGTAATAATTGATTCTCTTAACTGAGTATCCGTATAATAAGATAGAACATCCCCAACATACGATGCCATTTCTATAAACATCATTCCAGGAGATGATTCGTTAAAATCATTAT